AACAAGGAAAAGAACGCCGACCAATATTCTCCCGAAGACCTGAAGAAGGTCAAGGATGCGATTATTGCAGCCTACAAGGAGAAGATCGACAAGGCCGGTCCTCCTTCAATCGCCAAGAAAGCGGAGAAGGACGACGAGGATATGAAAGCCGACAAGAAGGCCGACAAAAAGAAGAAGGAAGAAAAGGCAAGCCGCATCAAGGCCCGCAAAGAAAAGTCCAACTTCTTCAAAGCTGAAACGATCAAGCTGGCCGGAAAGCTCCGCGCCGATAACGATATCGTTTCTCCTCCTGGTGCTGGCGCTGATCTCCCCGATGATGAATCTGACGACGATTTCGACGAAACTGATCCGTCTGTCTCTGCGGTTGTGAATATCTCTGACTACATCGATGCCAAGTTGCAGCCTTTGTATCAACAGATATGGGACTTACAAAGCATTGTCTCTTCACTGAAGGACCTTATCACCACTCAAAAGACCATCGGCGAACAAACGCAGACTTCTCTTTCAGCGGTCATCGAACAGGTCGAAGTGATCGCAAAGTCTCCGGCAGGCGAAGCAATCGAAAAAGAAGTAACTCCTTTCAAGAAATCAGCTCCGACCGAAAGTCGCGCAATGAAAATATTCGCGGCCGGTAACGAACTCAACAAGCAATAATTTAAAAATTCTCTTATATGGGTTATAATGTCTCCTCTTTGCCCGCGTACGTCGAACAACAGGAATTTCCGTTGATTCACAGATCGCTCTTTGCGGCAAAGACACAGAAAATTGTCCGCAAGCAGAAAGGTGTAAAGCACCAAGCGACAATCAACATCCTTGACGATACGTCTACTTTCCAGCCGGGAGGTTGCGGTTTCAATCCGCTCGATAGCACTACGCTTTCGCAGCGTACGATCACCGTGGGCTTCGTGAAGGTTGACAAAAACTGGTGTCCTTCAACTCTTAACGGCATCTATGCACAAACTCAGCTCAACGCTGGTTCGTACAATGAAGAAATTCCGTTTTGGGATGTGTTCACCGAATTGCAGGCCGGGGTTATTTCCGAACAACTCGAAATAGCTCTTTGGCAGGGTGACGTTAACAGTGGTAACGCCAACCTTCAGCAGTTCGACGGTTTCATCAAGCAGATTTCCGGTTGTACCGGATACGTTCCTGTAACGGGTTACACCTCGATTACGACCTCGAACGTTCTGGCCGCTATGGATGCCGTTTATGCTGCAATTCCTGAAACGGTGTTGGACAAAGACGACATGCGCATCCTGGTTGGGTTCGACGTTTACAGAACCTTCACTACCGCGTTGAAGAACGCTAACCTGTTCCACTACGGTGTTGACGCAGGTACGGACTTCGAAATGGTTCTGCCGGGTACTCTTATCAAGGTCGTCGCCCTTCACGGTCTGGATGGAACAGGCAACATTTACGCCGCTCGTTTGAGTAACCTTGTCATGGGTGTGGACCTCGAAAGCGAAGACACTGATTTCGATCAGTTCCGCATGTGGTGGTCTCAGGATTTCCAGGAAGTCCGCATGACGGTGAAATTCAAGGCCGGTGCTCAGGTTGCGTTCTGTAACGAAATCGTTTGGTTAGCTGCCTAACCCCCTCATTAGATAATTGAAACGCCGGGAGTGTAAAAGCTCCCGGTCCTTCACAATCATAAATTCTTTCTTATGGCATGTAGCCTAACACAAGGTTTCCCCTTAAACTGTAAGCAAGGCCCTGGCGGGATCAAGAATATCTTCTTGACCGAACAAGCCAATCTTGCTACTTTCGTCGCTTCAGGCGGAACGGTTCAGACGATAACGCTGAACTCGGGGAAACAATTCTGGCAATACTCGCTGAGAAAGGCCACGAGTGAATATACTGAATCCGTTGAAACGAATGAAGCCAACGGTTCGTATTACTACAAGGACGATATCAAGATCGTCTTGTATCAGCTCAGCGCAAACAAGTGGTCAGAAATTAACCTACTTGCTCAGAACCTTCTATTGGTTATCGTCCAGGACAACCTGGGTAACTACTGGCTGACAGGTACGGTTAACGGGGCGCAGCTCCAGACCTCTACAGGTAAAACCGGAAAAGCTTTCGGGGACCTGAACGGTTATGACCTCGCTTTCCTCGCTGAAGAACCTCAACCGATGTTCTCAGTCCCGGCAGCGCTTATGCCCGCTCTCACTTCATAACGCTAATATTTTGTCTTTCGAAATCCTGCATTTCCATGCGGGATTTTTTTATTTGTTGTACTCAGATTAAATATTTCCACGAAACCGATACTTATCCCTTAAGGCCAGCTTAGCACTATACTAAGCAAACCTTAACCTCAAATATGCTCGTAATTCAGCAAGGAACCCTTAATAAACTCGTGGTAACGCTATTCGAAGAGGATCAGCTAACAGATAACAATATCTACCTTTTCGAATTCATCAACCTCACCACAAACGCAAGCTTCTATTGTGTCGCTACGGACGTAAGTAAGTCACCGTATCGTCACAATGACTTTTGCATTACTGAAACAAGTCCTTCAGGATCGACCAACCCCCTCGCCGCGCAGATCAGGTTATCCCTCCCCGGTCAATACCTCTACAACGTTTACGAAAATCCGAATTCTGTCCTCTCCCCTACCGGCCTGAACATGGTCGAATCTGGGAAGGCCCTGGTAGAGGGTGTAGATCAGCCGGTGAATTCTTTCCAAAGCACAGTTAACCCCGGCCTCGTCGCTTATAACAGCGGCCAATTTAATACGTAACGTATGGAATCATTCGTAGGAACAACTCAAACATCCGCCCCCTCATTGCCTGCCGCCGCTGAAGCGAAGCAACAGATTATCGCCAACTATGCGAATAGGGTTCAGTTTTCTATTCAGCAGCCGAGCTATGTTCTTCCGAAGATGAAGGAGAACAAAGCGAACGGCGGCTATCTCACGTATGGGGACGATAACAAATACCCGGATTACCTTTTAAATTGCTTTATGGGGTCGTCGCTTCATGGAGCGATCATACTCCGCAAGGTGGATGAGATTGTCGCTAATGGTCTGTATTCGGCCAGCAACAACGGAAAAATAAATGAGTTCACGGACAGTTGCAACAACTCCGGGGATTCGCTCAATGACGTATTCAGAAAGATATGTCTCGACTATGAGATTTACGGGGGCTTTGCTTTACAGATCATCTATACAAAGGCCAGTACCGCTAAACGTCCCCAGATTGCTGAGCTGCGATATGTAGACCTGAGAAAGTTCCGCTTCAACCTGGACGCAACGAAATTGCGCTATGCGAAGGATTGGACATTGCAGCGTGTGAAGACAATCGATTATGATCTTTACGACGAAAGCGATCCGACCGGGGTCAAGATATTCTATTACAACGGGACGCTAACCCGCGAATGGTATCCGGTCCCTCAGTATGTTGGATCGATCCCGGCCGTTGAAACGTCGATTGAGATCGCGAACTTCAACGTCAATCAGATTCGAAACGGTTTCTTCCCTTCGCTCATGATTACCTTTAACAACGGTGAACCCACCGAAGAACAAAAGGCATTCATTGAAAAGCGAATGAATGAGAAATGGGGAAGTTCGTCGCAAGCTGGCAAGGTCATCTTTACCTATACTGATCCAGGTGTTGCCGGTCCGAAGATCGACACAATCGAACAGCCGGACCTTGACAAACGTTTCCTGAATCTTCAGAACGCCGTAAGGGATGAAATCTTTGTCGGTCACCGTGTCACTACCCCGTCGATCTTCGGAGTACAGACGGCCGGTAAGCTCGGACATGGATCGGAGTATCTTCAGGGGTATAGCATTTTCCAGAATACATACGTAAAGCCGCAACAGCGTATAATGTTACGCATCTTTAACAAGCTCCTGAGCGTGAACTTCAAAGGTTGCGATCTTCAAATTCTGCCAATTGAACCGATCAATACCGTGTTCACGGACGAAATGCTGATCGCTTCACAGATGACGAGCCGGGAAGTCCGCGAGTTGCTTTATAAGTGGGGATATATTACTCAGGTGGAAATCCTCAACGATGAAAAGATCATCGGTATTACCAACGTCAAACCGGCTCCGAACAAGACCAACGATAACGCTGAACCGGCGAACAATGTTCCACCGGCAGGCGAAAAGAATATTGGTGATTCAACTGACCCATCTTAAATGTCAAAACCATGCCGTTAAATCCGCTCTCATATAATGTACTATTCATCGACGAAACAGCTCTGAAAGCTCAGGGGTTGATAAATGAGAACGTCGATATGAAGATATTGACGCCGGTCATCAATTTGGTGCAACGTAAAATCCTCACCCTTATATTAGGGACAGGTCTTTACGTGTACTTGCAAAACTGTATCGTCAATTCGATCACTCCGGGAACGGTCCCGGCTGACGGCGGCGCTCCAACGTGGGGGTATAACATGCAGCCGCAAGACACGAACTTGCTGAACATCTACATCCAACCGCTGTTAGTCTGGGCGATTCAGGCCGAAGCTCCCATTTACATCACCTACAAGATGATGAACC